TTGCCAAAGCCGGGCAAATGTTCTACATACATTTCCGCGCCGAAGTGGTGAAATTGGTAGACACGCTAGGTTCAGGGTCTAGTTCCCGTACGGGAGTAAGAGTTCGAGTCTCTTCTTCGGCACCAGTAAGATAAGACATGGGATTCATTAGGTTTTCTAATGAGTCCCTTTTCTTGTTTAAAGCCTGCCTTCAGCCACACTAGACTGAGAATTGGAGCATCCTGACACAACCAACAGCCTTTAGTGATGCCTCGACACTTTAGGGAGAGCTTCGAGGCACCTGAAAAGCTGGGTTACGACTGCTTTATGAGGGCTTCTGCCGCCGCAAAGAGGTCTTTACGGTTGAAGTGAGCATACCTCATTGTAGTCTGGACGTTAGAATGACCGAGCCATTCCTTGATGACAGGGATAGCTATGCCTTGCTGTGACAGACGAGTTGCACAGGTATGTCTGAGGCAATGCGGTGAAAACTGGTCATCGTGATCGAGACCCATGACCGTTTTCATCTTTTCCCATGCGTTTCTAAGCCAAGGATTCGAGCCTTCAGGGAACACTTTGTCAGCGTCTCCCTTCCCTATCAATCTCTGCTTAAGGATCGGTTCGATGTTCGGAACGATGGGAACAGCACGAGGTTTTCCGCTCTTGGTTTTCCAGAGGGTAATCATACGAGTCTCAAAGTTCACATCTCGTTTTTCGAGAGACCAGAGTTCTCCACAGCGGAAGCCTGTATAAAGGAGAACCTGAACAGCTTCCAAGTGCGCGGTATAACCGAGAGCTGTAAGAACCACCTGCATCCCTTCTTCCTCTTCTGGAGAAACGAAACGAATCCTATGTTCAGCCTCTTTCAGGCGGGGGAGCGAAGGCGGCTTGACGGCTCCAGAACCACCACGAGAGGCCGAGACCTTGAGCATCACGGAGAGCGCGGAGAGCTTTCGGTTGATGGTTGCAGGTTTGTTTCCTTTCCCGATTAGATGAGAAACATAGTCATCAAGACGCTGAGGGGTAATGTCCTTGGCAAAGAAATCTTCACCAAAGAAATCAAGAGCGGCTCGTCCGTTGAACTCGTTGGTCACGGCGGAGGATTTCCCCTGCCAAACAGTTCTGTGAGCCTGTTCGTAAGCCTGCTTGAGTGTCCAGAAGACAGGTTTTGAGGTAGAGTCTTCTATCTTGATCTCACCGCGCTCCAAGGCACGGCGGAAGAGGATAGCCTCTTCAAGGGTTGCGAAAGTTTTGGTAACGCGCTTTCCGTTGACGGTCTTGTCAACAAGGAACTTGCCTGACTTGTGGAGGCGGATACCAGTAGGGAGGATAGACATGATTTTTTTCCTCGCGGAGGTCTAGGGTGTGCTTGAAAAAGGCCATTTCCAGCTTTCAGCCAGACAGAGGCTCTCGTGGAAACAAGCGGGAGCGGGAGTAGATTTCCTGCTTTCAGCCATAAGTAGGCTCTTGAGGTCTTCCTTTTTGAATCCGAGATGACGCGGAACGCGGCATCGAGGCCGGAAATTTTTCGAGGGATCAAGGGGCGGCGGGCCTCCTCAATCCCTCGGCGGTTACTTGGTGCGGGGTTTGGTGAGTATAAAAAAAGCCGCTTGTAAGGCGGCGGCTAAAATAACAAGCTCCAGAAAAACGGCTGTATCTGCGTGGGTGCTTAGTTTGAGGAAGGGGAACCCATATTGAGCGAGGGCCTCAAAAAATTGAGGATCAGCGCGGGGCGCGGCGGGTACTCCTAGCAAGGCTGGGCCTCGTGATCTTCGAGAGGCCAAAAACCAAAATCCGCACCGTCTCCGGGGTGGCTTCCGAAATAGTAACCAAAGGGGGCGGCGAGTTCATCAAGGCGGGTTTCGAGGGCTTCGAGGTACTCGTTTAACTCTTCCCAGACTGGCACAAATTCGGCAAGCGCTCGGTCGGTGATCGTAGTTCCTAAAACTCCCTCATATACCAGACCAGCTAGAGCAAGGGAAAAGGCTTCGGCTAGGTCTTCGCGGCGGTGGGTTCCTGTGCTGACGCTTCCACTAAAACGGGCGGCGAACTTCTCGGCGGTGCTTATCATGCGGCTTGCTCCTTAGCTTCGAGGCTTTCGAGGTGGGCTTGTCCATCTTCCTCGGCGTACTGCTCCCCATAATATCCCCAACATGAAAAAATCTCGTTGTCGTCTGCGTCTTTAATGACGTATCCGAAAACATCCCCATCAATATAGGCTTGGAACTCTTCCAGCTCACTTTTAAGCACTTCGAGGGCGCGGGCGCGGCGGGCTTTGGTGAGCAGTCGGGCGGAGTCTCCGAAAAACTCGCGGAGAAAGTCGGCCTTGCTTACGGTTGCATAGCCTATTTGCCCACTATCCCAAGGACAGGAGAACGGCGCAACGGAGAGCGCTACACCGGAATGGATGTAGGCGAAGACAGGGAAAACAATCAGGCCGGACGGATCAAGCGGGCGGTCGGGGTTAATGGTCTCGTCTCCGCTGATATAACGGTTATTAGTAAAATGAAGGGTGAAAACGTGATCGAACTCCTCGCGGGGATTTGCGGGGAACGGATCGCGGATTATCTCAAGCGTGTAAGGCATGGCGGGGCCTCCTGCGGCTACAGGGTTTTGATATAGGAAAGGATTTCATAGCGGACTTGCTCACAGATTTTTTCTAAGTTTTCCTCTGTGAGTCTGGGCGAGGGGTAAAACCTCCGCTTATAATCTCCGTGGGTGCAATCCTTACCTAGCCAGCTGATAAAATCGCGGCCATATTCAAAGTCTGTGTTGAGGTAGCAATCAAAATAAATGCTCCCGTCTTCACGGGCTTTAAAGGCTCTGACCTTATAAAAATAAGTGCCTCCCTCGCGTAAATAATGATCTTCCATTTCTCCGAGTTCTTCGCGCTCGTGATCTTCGAGGGTGTCAAACCAATTAGGGCTTGCTTCTTGGTCGATGTGGTGAAGGTCGCAAAAGTCTCGCTCTGCATCCTGCAAAGATTGGTTAATATAATGGTCGATGATCTTGGGGTGTTCTTCGCTCTGGGCTAGGTCGAGAACTGCGGGGATTATGGCTTGATAACCTCCATCCGTGTGCGGGATAAATCCTGACAGGTGGATTCCGGGGATGATCTCGATGTCCCTATTATCTCCGCAAGCGTTGGGGATCGTGTCGGCGCAATATTCGGTGATCGCATCCGAGACGGCTTGAACAAGGGCGCGGGTGAACTCCTTTTCATGTTCTTCCATGTTCGGAAGATAGCGGGCCTCTAGCTGTTGAAAATCCCTGTCGCGCTCCCATATCAGGGAGTTAGGACGGGAAAAAATAGAAGGGTGGGAAAATCTCAAGGTCTTCTCCTTGTTTGAGTGTTCCTAAAATAGAAAAAGCCAACGGCGGGCGCTGGCTTCTTCGATTGGGGAACAATCAGGCGGGGTTAATAATAAAAATCGGTAATATAAAAGGCTTGGGCTAGGGCCTCGATTTCTCCCTCGTCAAGGTCGAGGATATAGCGGCGGGGCTTGAACCATTCCAGCACATAATAACGTGCGTAAAGGGCTTCCCCATCTTTATCACAAATAAACTCAATCCCTGTTTCAGGGCCTCCCGTGCTGAGTACCACATCAACACGGCGGCGCTCTTGAATGTCGAGGATGTTGGAGCGTACTTGATCGCGGATCATGTCGAGGACTTCGGCAAGGGCTTCTTCTTTGTCGGAAGATTCGCGGATCGTTTCGGCGGCGGTTTCTCTCATTCCTGCATCATCAGCGGCGCGGATCACTTCTTTAAATGTCCAGTCATCAGCGGACAGGGCGAAAAGATCAATAAAATCTTGTGCGGCTTTACGTTCGCGGCGGGCTTCTTCAAGGGTGAGGGTCTGGCTCATGGTGTTACCTCGTGGCGTAGTTGAGAAAATCGGCGCTGTCTGCGGGCTTAAAAGCTATGAGGTGCTGACTGTCCTTTATGACGGCATAAAGGAAAATAGCGGCGGGGTTCTTGTAAACTTCGAGAAGGCGGCGCTTAACCTCTCCGGGCAAATGTCCTTCCGTGAAACGGTGAATAGAACGGTCAAGTATGCGGCCTCGCGGGCGGGTTGAGGTACGCGGGCGGGGCTGGTCGATGATGGCTATAAATTCCATTAAACGGCCTCCTTAAGGGCTTTTTCGGTGAGAACTTCGCGGAGCTTGGCGCGGAGTGCGGCGGCTTCGGCGGCATAGTGGGCCGCAAGGGCAACGGCTCCGGCGGCGAGGATCAGCGCAAGAATAAACGCGCCTAGGGTCGTGATCTCGGTTTCAGGCATGGTCTTTGCTCCTGTGGTGGTAGGTGATTTGGGGCCTTGGGCCTTAAATGGAAAAAGCCAACGGCGGGCGCTGGCTTCTTCTGGTAAGGGTCAAGGGCGGCTATCTGATCCGGGGTTTCTGGCTTTAATCCTGCGGATCAGGTTGTCGGCTCTGCTGTTAAGCTGATCGAGTTCCTCAAGATGTCGGCGGTGTCTGATCTCGCTTTCCTCAAGCTGTTTAAGGGAGTTGTCGAGACTGGCTTGTATCCGGGCAAGGCTGGCTTTCATACGTTCGGCGGTTTTGGTAAGCGGCATGGTGCTTGCTCCTATCCTTTAAAAAGAATCTTCCACTATGCTCTGAAGCTCTCCGGCTACTTCTTCGAGGGTGTCAAGCTGGGTTTCGAGGAGGTCGGCCCCTTCCTGCATCCGCTGGGCGCGGTCGGATTCGAGGAGACTTTCGGGAATGTTGTCGATTGCGTCTTGCTCCTCTTCGTGTATGGCTCTGAGTTCTTCGATAAGGTCAAGGAGCTGGGCTTGTATGCGGCCAATAGAGCGGCGGCGGGCTTTGTTCATGGTGTTACCTCTTTAAGCGGTGTGGTTGATACGGAAGGAAAGAAAGGAGCGTCCGAGATAATCGGCGGCGCTGTTATAGAGTTCATGGATTCGCTCAAGGGCTTCGGCGTAACTGGTGAAAGTCTGCTCGTCATCGCTCCAGACTGGGGAAAGTTGGAGCTTATATTGAACGAAATAAAGGCGGGGTTCGTTCATGGTGTTGCCTCCTGTGGTGGTTGATCTTGTGGGCTTTGGTGCTTTGATCGGCTCCCCACTATGATCGTGTGATCTGTGGGGAACCTTGAAAACATCAAAGGTTAACTTGGTGAGTCGGGTCTATCTCTATGGCTTGTCGCTTCGTGTAGCGGTGGCGCTGATCTCTCAGACGGCGCGGACAAGGTGCTTATTTAGTCCGATTGAACGGACTTAAAGGCGAAAAAAAAGAACAGGATCGGGGCGGCGTGGGCCTCCTCTTTCCTTTCTTATAGTCCGATTGAACGGACTAGTCAATTAAAAATCTAGTGTGTGATCAAGTATTTCTTTGGTTTATTTCTTGATCAAGGTTTCTAGTTGCTGGGCGTCCATGAATCTATATTTACCTACTTTATAAGTGGTAATCTTCGAGGCTCTGGCTAGTCTTCCCAGATAGCTCCCATCTGCAAGATTGAGAACTTTAGCGGCTTCTTCTAGGGTGTACCAGTCCGGCAAGCTCTCGCCTCTCTGCTCGGCTTCAAGTTTCCATGCGGGTTTTGTAAAACTCATTGGGCTAACCTTTTGGTTTATTTTGGTCTGGTTAGTTCTTAGTAACTAGCTTTATTTTTTATGAATAAGTCCCTCAAGTTGTTCGGGTTTCATAAACCTAACGGTTCCTATTTTATAGGTAAGGATGCGGCCTTCACGGGCAAGGCGTGATAGATAGGAACTATCCGCATGATTTAAGATTCTTACAGCTTCTTGGATGGTGTAATACTCCGGCAAGCTCTCGCCTCTCTGCTCGGCTTCAAGTTTCCATGCGGGTTTCTCAAACACGGTTGGGCCTCCTTAGGCAAAAAACAAACGATACAAGCCAGACAGGGACGGAAACAAACGGCGCGGCGCGGTGCATGATCTGGGCCTCGGCTTCGGTGGATCGGGGCGGGCTGATCGGGCCGCTCTGGCTGATCTAGGCGGGCGCTACTTGTTTAAGGTAGTGCAAGGGCCATGATCTCAGATACTTAGGGCGGCGGTTGCTGGTTGCAGGGTGCGCCATGTGCGCGGATATGTGGCCCGTGTGCGGGTATATGATCGGGATCATGTGGCAAGAGGAGGCAAAAGGGATGAGGGGCGGCACGGGGGACACGCTCAGTCTCGTTTACGAATCAAGGCTTTCACATTTTTCAGCAAAAACTAAGCCAGACCTAAACATCCTTCAGCTTCCTTTCTCCGCCCTTAAATCTCTTTTCCTATTCCTCCTGCTACCTCCATTCTTGCTCTCCCTCTACACTCTATACAGGGGGCTTTCATCCTGAAATGGAAAACCTAAGCACTCGTTCAGGTTCCCTTAATCAGGATAAAAGCTCCCTATATTTAATCAAGAGATAATTCCTTATCGAAATCTTGACAGGAGGCCCCCTGCCCTACCGACAGGATGGCTTAATCCGCTTTTAGGAATCTTCACAGGTTTAGAGTAACCCTGAAACGAGAACCCCATATCAGAAAGGCCATCTATCCCGGACGAGATAAGAAGTTTTGTCATGTGAACGCTCTTATCGCTCTCCCAGAGTTTCAGCTCTTCCTGAAGAAGTTCTTCCCGTCTGACCATCATTCTCTTTTTAACATCCTGAGCCATTGATTCGACCCAATAGCCAACCGCCATAGCGAGGCAGTCGAGTCTGTCGTCATGCCCCAGAGAGCCACGTTCACGGGTGAGGCGGCTCATCTGATAAAAGAGTTGATATTTGAAAGCCTGCTCTGGAGGGAGGTTTTTGGTAGAGTTATAGTCATATTCAATGACTGACCTGTCGATAACCAGCTTATGCTGATTGAGGACAGGTTCAAGGGTGTCGATGATTCTGGCTTCCTTCTGCTTAGAGTGTTTCACTTCTTCAAGAAGGCACGGATATTCCACCTTCATAAACCAAGGCTGAAGGAGCTTTGAAAACATTCCGTCACCAAAGTTAGCTTCAATGATGACATGGTTGACCTTCTGAGCTTTAGCCATCTCTGCAATCGCTCTAAGGGTGTTATCACCATAACCATCCCTAAACGCGGCGATAGCTGTGATGTAGATGAAGCCATTCAGCATCTTAGCGACCACCACAGCCGTTTCGTCAGTACCTCTACCAGAAGGGTCGATAGCCATAACGGCCCCTGTGTAAGGTATCCAATCCCCTTTAAGCATGACAGGGGAATAGTAATGATCGCCATTCAGGCCAACACAAGGAAGGTCATTGATGATATTATTCTGAGAAGCGGCCCAGACAGGATGTTCGGGGGCTGACTCAGGATTTGTCCCCATGACGATAAGATCATGGAGCTTAAGGGGGTATCGGTCAGCATCCGAAAGTCGGGTATCAAGCATGAACTGAAGCTGAAACCCCGATCGACCATAGGAGAGTTCACGTTCCATCAAGTCCTCGTCAGAGAACCTAAGAGGGTCTGTCGAACAGCCTATGCACCCTTCTCCCAGTCTTTTCATCCTTTCTATAATGAAAGGGGACAGGGATGACCCATAGTTCTTCTGCTGGTTCTCATCAGGGTATCTAGCAGGCCAGATAGCGAACTCATAACCTCGATCAGGAAGGGTATTATAAAGGCTCTGCTCTGTCTGAGGGGTACCGAGGTAGGTGATGATACCGTTAGGCTTAAGGATAGCGTCAAATTCCTTAACGGCTTCTGAGAGCTTCTCCCTCATCATCTGAGTGTAGGAATTGTTCGGAATTTCAATATCGTCTGCGATAATCTCGTCAGCACGACCACCAGTGATCTGAGAGAAGATACCCTTAGATACCACACTAGGGGCGTGGTCAGCTTTACAGGGGCCTACGTCAAAGGAGAGCTTAGAGCATCTCTGGTCGGCTCGTGGCATGAGACACTGAAGGATGGGTATCTCATTGATAAGGCGCAGACAGAAAGTAGTGAAGTTGTCAGCACGGTCTTTACTGGCAGACAGCACCATGAACTTTAGGTTGGGATCACACCTGAGCCGCCAGACTACATACGCGGCGGCAATCCAACTTTTGCCTACACCACGGAAGGCTTCGATGCCTTTACGCCGTGGCCCATGCTGGAAATAAGAGGCTATAGAGAGCTGGACAGGTGTGGGCTTAGGGAGACCGAGGGATTGCCATACCAGACAGAGAAAGACTCGAAAGTCCTTCAGCTTTTCAGGAATAGGGGTAAACTGTATAGATGGCAATCAGATCAGTGCGTCCTCAGAATATTGTCGGCTCCAAACTGAGGGTCGTACTCAGGCCCATAGTTAAGCATAGAGTCGTCATACACTTCGATCTTGTCGATAAGTTCGTTCATGCTTTCGTCAGCATGACCAACGCAGTTAATCCCGTTGTCCTTCAGGAACTTGATAGCGGCGTTGTAATCAGCCGAGGTAGCCTCGCCTGACTTGAATTTTTCGATGAAGCCTTCCGCGATGAGGCCGTGAAGCTGGCCCAGAAGGTCT